AGTACAATGGACCTTGACAGTAGGATGTCGACCTTGGCAGCAACCCCAGATTTTGTTATCGGATATGAGACGTACATGATGTCTTTCGACCTCGAAGGTTTTTCTCCCATGCAATCCACCAGGTTTAAGGAAAGGGCAATGAAATCCTGGTCAACTTGTTTTGCAACACCTGAGTTTGATGCGACAATAAGGATCTTCAATGACACTACACTGTTGTTTGATAAGTTCGGGTTAGCTGACACGTTCAAGATGGTGGGTAATGATCTCGAAGGATTCCATGGTCGATTGAACACTGCAGCTCACATAGACTTAATGGGTTATGCTGTATATAAGCTCAAGGAACTTGGTCTGACTGAAGGAGCTGCAGGCTTAGAAGTGTTAATCGACGATGGGCTTCTGAGAATAAACATCAAGAGAGACAAGAACCACATGAACTTAAAGGAGGCAGTACGGATAATCGATGCGGTTTACAAGTTTGCAGGGCAAAACATCAGCTGGGACAAAACATTTGTGAGCCAAGTGATGTGTCAGTATCTCAACAGAGTTTACTACGACGGAATCGAAGTCACACCTGGTGCGAAAGCCTTCCTTAGAATCGGTAAGAACCAAGAATGTGCAGTCCCCACTTTGGCTGATGATCTGATGGCTCATGCCGCTACTACACGTGGTGCAATACAGAGTGGGACTCATCATATGATGGCATATTTCGCTTATTGCATTGAGATTTACAAAACATTAAAAAGGTGGGGTTTGAAGCATGTTGACAAAGAGTCCATGGATAGGATTGCCTTTGCTCTTCATGTACCCATTGGGCTAGGAGGTTTGGGGATCTCGACACTATTTGGACTTTCAACCAATGAGAGTTTGAGCTCACTCCAGTCAGGCGTTGCCGCAATGAAGATGATCGTTGCACAATTCCCAGGATATAGGCAGTTTGCTAATTCATTCTTGAACGCTGACATAAGGCCCATGTCCACTGAAGGCATTTTGCGTAACCCAATGGCTATGCGGACGGCTCATAGATGCTTGAATGTCAGAAGATTTGCTAATGTGGCGAAAGCATTCATTCTTCGGAACTCGACGAACGCGCTAATCAAAGAAGCGAATCGCGGGACTTTCGATGAATCGGATGAAGCCATCATTAACACAATCGCATCTGACACCAACATCTCAGAGCTTAAGCGCAAGCATTTGTGGGATATGACGATCGCATCATATTTAGACACTGTTGTCGGAAAATTACAGAATAGTTCCACTGCTGCTGCACTCATTGGAGCAAACAGGACTCTTGCTATTTACATAGCGAACAGAGGAGAAGCCAAGATGTTGATAAACGAGCTGGCATCGGGCATCCTCTCTGTTAGATTTAAGTGATAGGCCATAATCACAGTAGTTATATTTGCATGTTAGGAGGCTCAATTCGTCGTTCAGTTGGTAGTCAAGTTAATAGACTCCCTGAAGCGGGACATGGTCTATTCCCTTTATGTCGCTACCAACCTTTAAATAAAACCGGTAAGAGTAGTATTTAACATTTTCGCCGCAACCACTACTAAAGATGAATTAACTCTAAACTTGAATGCTGCTTTGCT